GCCAATCTTATAAAGCTCCCAATAGTTAACCTCAGATGGCGAAATAAAGTTGCCTAATCCATATCTACGATTGATTAGAATATCAAAAAGAACCCAAACAGGATTATCGGTCCAAGCTAGTTTAAATGTTCCATCCCAATTGCCTTTATAAATTGTTTTTTCATCACTAGAATTGCTTAGGCTATTGAATGAAGCCAAATTCTTTCCAGCAATATATCTTTTGTCTTGACCATTTGCCTTGAGTGGAAAATAATTGCTTGGGACGAAAACTTTCTTAAATCTCGCGTCATAACTGCGAGCAGGAATGGAAGTGAATGTTCTAGCATCTAATTTTAAACCACAAATGGTTGAGTATGGATAAGAAAATGGAACATTAATAATTTCGGTGATTTTTTGCAAATATATTTCACGGCGGATAAGTGAAGAGTAAGATTCCGCAGTTGTTCTATAGGCTCTTACAAATCTATTTTTATTAACTACATGGGGAGGAAGAGAAATTGGCTGTGCAATATTCTGACTTCCTAGAATAAAGCGGCTATATTGTTGAATTACTGAAGCGTTTTCTTCTCGACCAACATCAATTGATACTGGCGAATTAACCAAGCCTCTAACTTGGAACAATCTTGAAACAAACAACTCTTCTTCTCCAGTTAGCGTTTGGTATCCAGTTTCAATTCTAAATTCTATTACGGAAGGAATGCTTGTGCCAGCTTGAACGTCTTCTTTTGTGCCATCTGACTTCAATAAAAGTAAATTTTGTTGAGCCGTATCTTGTAAACTTGTGATCTGCAAAGAAATAAATACTTGATCAACATTGGGATTTAAAACTATATGCGTAATTCTTGATCCAGGTTCCGATAAATACTTGACATAATTTTTATTCCAATTAGTATAGCTCTCAATAGCACCATTAACTTTTCTAAAATCATCACTTCCTTCGTTGGCGTAAGCGCCTTCTAATAAAGCGCGAAAAGCGATTCTGAAAAATAAAGGCCAACCAGTTGAAGGAGAGTAGGATGTTAAAAATACTTGACCACTAAAAGAAGAATATTCATATATTAAAGTAAAATCAAAATTATTTGCATTTATCAAATCTTTTTGATAATCCGTTATGTAAACAGTATCCGTGGCTAATATATTAAACTGATCACCATTGTTTTTAACAATGTTTCTTTTAAAACATTTTGTTGATTTATCAAAAGAAAGCGTAATTTTTATATCATTTGAATAAAAGCGATAACTTACCTTGCCAGCTAATACCATCTGAATGATATTTCCAGTTTTATTCAATGATTCAATGGACCAAGAACTACTTCTAAATTCTGGATTAGGATTTAAAAGGCCAAGGGATAAAGTATTACCGCTCATTAGTTGTTTTGTTAAACTAACAAATTCAGATTCATTTTTAAATAAATCAGTATGCAAAGTTTTTAATTCACTTAGTTCTTGAATTGAAAAGAATTCAGTTGTTCCTTGTTTGAATTCAGAATCAGATATTAATCCAGAACTCGCCATAACAGATGATTCGTTGTATCTTGAATCAACCTCAGTGTATTCTTTATTTAACAGCGTTAATACAGGCTTGCCTTGCTCAAACGGACCCCTAAGTTTAGAGTTAAATTGAGTATCTAAATAAGTTTTATTGAATAAACTTAATGGTTTTTGAAGATCAGCTCCGTCTCTTGTTTCAAAGGTCGCGTTAGCATAATTAAATTTAGCCGTGGTATTGATAATCTTAACAGATTTGATGAAATTAATTATTGCATCAACTCCATTTTTTAAAACATAATTATTTCTTTGATAGAAGAAAACATAAAAATCCCCTTTTGCTGACGTATTGCCACCAGCACTTTGAAAAAAACATGTGTTAATTTTCTTTTTAGGAGATAAAATCTTTTTATTTTGCAATTCTGTTGACTCTAAATCATAATATATCTGATTATAAATGTCATTAGACAAGATAATCAAATCATCAATGGAGTGAACGTATCCATCAGGAGCAAGATCAACATTTAAAGAAATTTTTAATGCCAAAAACGGATAATCAGTGGCGAAATATTCTGGAAAATCTGGTAAAAGATAAGCTAAAACCTCTCTCTGAGAAGTGAAATTAAACTGTGCTCTTAATAATCTCAATTGTTTAAAAATCGAATCATTTTGAGCCGATGGTTGAATACCAGCATACACATTCTCAATATTTTGAATTGATTGAAAAATAGAATCAGCTATTCTATCTTTGCCAGATAAAACAGAAAATGAAACACCTTGAGTGTTTGAACCACTTAAATCACTCAAATCTGTTATTAAAGTTTCAATAAACTCCGAATTAGAGTAGAACTTATTTTGAAAAGCGGAGCCAATAAAACTCAAGTCAAGGTCCGCAATAGTGTTAAATGAATCGCTGTCAACTGGCTGACGCACAATAACATCTTCCAAATAAATACTTTCAAATAAACGGATATTGTCAACATATTCGCCATTCTGCCCAACAAAACCATCAATTTCTCCGTCTGAAATAAGATCAATATTTTCTACATAGTCATAAGAAGAAACAGCTTGCAAGTCTCCTAACTTTGGCGGCTTAAATGTTGGTGGAGTAGGTGGTGGTGGAGCATCTGGACCTCCACCCGCACCAACAATTCCTTTGATATATTTTTTAGAAAAATGGCTCATTTTAGTATTTTGGATTGCTCAAAACCGAATCGGCACTATCAATAATAGCAACTTGGTTGGCAGATTTTTTAGCTGTTGAATTTAAAAATTCGTCTGTTAAAGTGAGTGTGAGCGGGAAAGATTTAATGGAGCTTTGAACAACAAAAGAGCCAACTTTTAATCGCCCATAAACAAGAGGAACTGGATTGCCTTGCTCAGTGATATTTTCTCGATTGGAGAAAGCTAATGATTTAGAATTAGCTGATGAAATTCCTTCTGCTCCAGGAATTTGAGGATATTGTTGCTTGCCAGCTTGAACATAGGAATATACCGCAGAAGCCACAGCAATAACTAACATAATAATTTGCCCTACTGTTGAACCAATAATTGTTGGCACAAAATCAATTTTCTTGATTTTTTTAATCTCTGTAAAAGAGTTGCCTTGAACCCACTGGTTGTCAGCAACAATTGAGTAAACAATTTTTTTCTTTAATAAGTCTTTGAGGTCTTTTGAGAAATTTTCATAATTAGCTTCTAAAGCTCGAACCACATCTCTAGGTTCTTTGATTGCAAATCTATGCAATCGCCCATATTTTTTGCCTAAAATACCATGTAGATGAATTTCTGTCATAAGAAGCCTTTTACCTTATTAAGAGTATTTACATCAACTTCATGCTCTTTTGGCTCATAAATTGCAAATTTCTTAGTTTGGAGTGAGTAAATAATGGACGGCAAACAAGTAGCCTCTGAATTTGCTTGGTCCATTTCTGAAAAAGACTCGTCTCCATCAGGGTGAGAGTGAATCAATGAAATAAATTCGTTTTCGTTTTTGAACCTCAAATAGTCCAAAGGATCAACACAAAAAAACTGTTTTGGATTTGGTGAGCGATTATTAACAAACTGCACTATATAGTCTTTGCCATTTTTGCCAACAAAACCGCAGCACTCTAACGAGAAATATCTATCACAATGCTCACGAACAGACTCCAGAATTTTTTTAAAGCTTTTATTTTTGACGATAGGATTGTCCATATTGATAATTGTCTGTGGCTGGAAAGCCCCCAAATGGCAGATAAAATGCGCCTAAACTAGCTGTTTGAGCGCTAGGAACAGGATTATAAACGGAGCCAGTAACCGTTTGAGAGCCAGAAATACCGCTATAAGATAGGGTGGAATTATAAAACCGCTTTTTGCAAGCTCCAATAGACTTGGAACAGCCATCTTTTTCCCAAGGAGCGTCATCAAGGCCAGGCATGTTGTTTTCTGTTGCTACATGCGTTTGTGTGCAAACATACCAAGTTCTAAACGGGTCTTTCGGAGTAGAAACATAAACAATCATTCCTGGATTGTAGGTTATATTATAGGTCCACTCATTACTACTGCTTTGAAAGTTAAAGCTGCCAGTTGGAACATAAGTAAATGGCGTGTCATCTTCTTGGCAAACTGGAGCACCAAAATAGTGACATCCCAATCCGCGATACTGCCAATAACAGTATCTTCCCATCACCAATCTTCCAGGGATGGAAAAGTTTTCCAAGTCAAATGGAGCAGTCAATTCAAACTCCACAAGAGACTTGTTTTCTTGTGTCTTTTGAGAAATTACATAAGAGTCGCGAGAAATTTCAGAATTTGGGTCTGCAACTCCATAAGGATTAATGCCTCCTTCAAAATTTACATCGTCAATGTATTTAACAAAAATTTTAATTCTTTCTAGTTTTGCGAATTTAAAATCGTTTTTTCGGCGCAAAATCTGACTAATTACCAACTGTTCATTGCTGATTCTAATCTTTGGACGACTGATTCGATTGAAAATATTTGTTTCAAAATCCTCAACTTCAACTGCCAAAGGCACATAAGCAATGTTATTCAACACAATCTTGCCTTGTAATCCATTAGAGCATGGATGGAACGGGAAGAAAGAGTCTGGCTCATTAACCGTATCGTAATAGATTTTGTAAAACTCTAAAACGGCTGTTGGCTCTAAATCAAGTAAGTCTTTAGAAACTTTGTTGTTAATGGGCATGACTAAAAATAATAACGGTTCAAACTATAAATTACACGAATTTTTAGGAAGTGAGGACGAAAGGCAAAAACTGCTGCTTGTTTATTTGGAATTCTTCAATCGCTCTAGGCCATTAGACTTCAAATACAAAACTCTTTCTGAGCAAAAAACCAAATACGACGAACATTTTAAATACCTAATTGATCAAACGAAAATATTCTATGTATTGCAAGACAATCGCTTTATTGGATTCATATCTTTTGATATTGGCTTAAAAACACTTGAAATTCCAAAAGAACTAGAACAAATCATCAAACCACAACACACATGCGAATTTGTTTTTGCTGCTTCGAGATATTTTAATTGGAACCTTTTTCAACAATCAGCTTTTGGAATTTTTCAGTTGATTAAGGCCAAATATAATGTAAAATATATAGCTGGAAACGTGCGCAGAAAACATAAAAAAAGACAATTCATTGCAATTGCCCAAAAACTTTTTAAATTTAAAACCATAGAAGACTTCGCATATTATGAAATACCGTAATCAGTTTGACTATAATGGCCAATGTTCCGATTCAGGATACTCTGCCGAAACTCTTTTTTCAGAAATGGCTGAAAAACGAGGTTGGAAAGTCTTAAAAGCAGACCGCAAACAACAACTCTCCCATGTTGATGTTTATTTAGACCACAAAAAACACGGCACTGTTTCTTTTGATGTTAAAGCTCAAAAGAAAGTGAAACGCACAGACTCAAATACAAACGATAAATATTTGTGGGTAGAGTTCGCGAATGTGGCTGGCAAAGAGGGTTGGCTTCGCGGCAGTGCTGATTTGATTGCTTTTGAACAAGAGAAGAATTTCTTAATTGTTAGGAGACAAGCTTTGTTAGATTTCTGCGAAAAGAACGTGGACTTCTCTGATAAGGTTGAGAGTTCTGGTGAGGCAGTGTATCGCATTTATCAGCGAAAAGGCCGCAAAGATGAGATTTCACTGATTCCTATAAAAGATATTAGAGAGCATTTATCTTATTCTCTTTGGAAGAAGCCATGATGGAATTTTCTCCATGCAAGCATAAATGGATTTGGAGCATGATTTTTATTCGTGTTCCTAAAAACGCCAGCACTTCTATCTATTCTCACCTTGGCGATCTTAATTTGATTAAAAAACATGAAAAAACCTTTCATGATGTTTTCTTTAAAAGAAACCCATATAATCAACGAGTCTCGACTACGCACGTTAAACCAAACGAAATTTATCAAATTTTTGGTTCAATGGTTCACAATTACATGTCTTTTTCTGTAGTTAGAAATCCATTTGATCGTACAGTTTCCTTATTTCAGTATGCCAAAGAAAAAAAACTAGGCAATCTTTATCAAAGATCAAATGACGCATCTTTCGAAGATTTTTGCGAAATTATGAGTGAAAATTACGCAAATAATACAAAAGATTTTATTGCTACTCATCAACAAGTTGAGTGGTTCGAAGGCGCATTTCAGCCTAATTTTATTCTTCGTTTCGAAAATATTAAAAATGATTTTAAAGAAATGCTTGATCTTTGCGAAATCAAACACATTAATCCAGATATTCCGCACGAAAACGCAAGCAAAAGATCAGATTATAAAGACTATTACAATTCCAATACAAAAAAGATAGTTGAAAAAATCTTTGAAAAAGACATTGACACATTCAAATATACCTATTAAGGTAAGACATGACTGGTAAAATTAAAATCATTGGCGCAAACAATCAAGCCCATCTTGATTGGATGGAAAAAGAATTTGAGAACTGCACGATTGAACACGCTGGCGGAAACGCAGCAGTTCACAGTGTTAAAGTTCCAGATCGAGGCGAGTTTCCTTTTGAGCTTTACAAAACTATTGTTATTCAAGACCGCATCATCTTTGAGGGCTATGCTCATTTTGAAGATAATCTTGGCCGTTTAGCAATCGAATTCTTTCCTCAATGAAATATTTAATTATTGATTCTCACAAAGGTTCGCTGAAAGAACCTCAAAATCTTCACTGGCTAAATGCCAAAAAGATCAAAGACTTTTTGATTCAAAGCGGCCATGAGGCTGACCTCATCTGGAGCTATCCAACAGTCAACGACAACATTAAAGGTGGCTATGACCGAATCATTTTTAATCATGCAAGTCACTATTCTTACGTTGACTACGCTTGGCTAAAAGCTAGTCCAGAAGCAAAAATCTTTTACATCACAAACGAATACAACCTTGGCGAACCAAGAGCTTTGTGGATGGGAGTGAAAGAAGGTCGTCGCTACGAAGTTATTGCCAATCATGGTGGCAGCATTTCTAAAATCGTAGAAAAATATTTGAACGGTTGGCACTTTGTTAATTTGAACTGTCTAGTTTTTGACCCCAAAGAAACAACGGCCCCAAAAGAAGGATGCATTTATTATGGTTCTTTTCGCAAGAATCGCGAAGTCTCATTCCGTAAATATTTAAAAGGCAAAGTAACTGTTTCAACACACCAAAAAAACCGTGAAAAATTTAACGCAATTGAGGTCAACGGCCCATTCATTGATCGAATCAACTGGTCAAAAGAAGGACTCTCTGCTTTCTACTCTAGTCTCTACATTGAGGACGAGATTAACCATGTCAACTATAATTGTTTGGCTAACCGATTCTATGAAGCTCTCAATTATAGCGTTCTTACTCTATTCGATTATGAGTGTAAAAACACCATTGCCATGTCTGGTTATGACGTACCTCCTTATTGCATTATTGGTAATGAGCAAGAACTCGCACTAAAAACTCAATTTCAAATGCCAGAAATTCGCGACTATTGTTTGCGAGTCTGGAAAGAAAAAGCAGCAGAAGAGGTAAAAGAAACCTTGACAAAAATCCTTCTCATTGTAGAATAGTTAACAACAACACAACCACAAACAAATAAAAAATAAATAAAACCTATGAGCAACACCATTGCCAAGGCAATTGAAAAAAGCGGACCCGAACAGATTGACCTCTGTTGGGCAATCCTCAAGTATAAGGAAATCGGCGTTCTTCGCAAAGTCAAAGCCCTTTGTTCGGCATTTGGTTTGGACTTGGAACAAGTAGTGTCCGAGCTTCCAAAAGAAGAAAATGGTCGCATCATTGATTGGGAAACCCGTCACATGATTCACGACTCCCTTATCAAGATGACCAAAATCAACAAGCAATAACATGGAAAACAAATCAGGCGTTAAGTGGTATTCAGTTTATAGTCAAAAGGGCGAGCATCAAGCCTCTTATGATCAGTATTTCTCTGATGCGTATGTTTGGGCCTTAGATTGTGCCAAACATATTGGTGGCTACATTTGCGAGTGCGAGGTTGGCCAAGAGGAAAAAGTGATTTTCAATGCTCTCAAAAAGCAGCCGTGAAAATATTGGACGCAATTCCTTTGTTATTGCAGCTTGCGGTTGAATACTTCAAGTTGCGTAATAAATCCTTTCTTTTCGATATTTTGGAGAAGTTTGACAACAGGATTGATAAACTAACCTCTCAAAGAAATCAAGCGCGTCAAATACCCACTCCCGAAGGCCAGAAAAGAGCCACTGAATTCGATGAAGAAATTATTGAAGAGCAGCAAAAAATGCACATCTTCCTACAAGATTTAAAAAAATGAAAAAGACTATTCTAGCATTAATGATTTGCGGATGTTGCCAAAAATACATTCCCGAAAGGAATCTGGAACAGCAACCTCCAGAGCTTTTCATTCCGCCAAACACAAGCGTAGCCACTACTCAAGGAGTCTATACCACTGGTAAAGACATTGAAATCTGGCACTCTCACAAGAAATACTCTTCTTTGCAAGACGAGCTTTCCAAATTCAGACCACTAAACTAAAGACTAATGAGCGAACTACAAGAGCGTCAACTCTCCGATTGGAATAACAGCCAAAGCTGGAATGCATTTTTTGAACAATTTAATGAGTATTTAAAAACATTGGCCCACTCATACAAACTTCCATCACAAGATGTGGATGATGTTGTTCAAGAGGTTTTCATTTCAATGGCGAATTACTTTCGCGAAAATAAGTTCGACTCGTCAAAGGGAAACATTTATTCTTGGGTCACAACATTTGCCAAGTGGAGAATGGTTGACATTATTCGCCGCAATCAACGTCAGCACAAGCATGTTACAACTGGCGACGATCTTCTCATGGAAATGCAGCCAGACGAGAATCAAGACCTTGATGCAAAACTTGAGAATAATTATCAGCAAAAACTCTTTGTTCAAGCTTTGAAAAATCTTGGCAAAGTTCACAAGAGCAAAGACTATATGATCTTTTGCGATATGCATTTTAACCAACTAAATAATGATCAGTTGATGAAGAAATACAAAGTGAACTGTGGCACAGTTTACATTGCTAAACACCGCATGATCAAAAAAATCAAAGAGGAAGTCAGCAGAATCCTCTGCGAAGAGCCAAACTACTAATGCAGTTTAAAAAAGGTGTTTCAACAGAGAAGGTAGAGTTAGGAAACTGGCGCGGAGAAACTGCTGTTTTTAAATACCTAAAAACAAATGGCAAATTCATAAGAGAACTAGATGCTTACAGAATACTGGAGTCTTGCGAGTTTGTGCCAAAATTATTGGCAAGTTCCATAGATGATAGAGTGATTGTCACTAAATATGTTGGCCAATCGTTAAATTTAAAATACCTTCCACCAGAGAGAAAAAAGTTTAAAACTCAAATCCAAAATATGAATCATGAATTAGTTCATGTTTATGGAATTCATCACAATGACATTCGGTGGAAAAATGTGGTAGAGTCTGATGACGGCAAATTGTTTTTAATTGATTTTGAATCTTGGACCTCAACAGAAAAAGGCTCCAAAGAGCGCGACCCTGAAAAAATCTTATCTTGACAAAAGACAAGCATGGGTTACTGTTTACTATGAACCTATCCCTTTGCTGCATCTCAAAAACATTGTCTGATAACGGGCAGAGCTTTCGCTCTATGACTTATACGCAGTTTGCCAAGCTGCCATTCAACGCTGCTATCAGCGAGCTTTCCGAGCGCATCTTGCACAATTTCAAGATGACGCTCAATACTATTCGCTTCTGTCAGCTTAACAACATTCAAGGCTATCGCTTGTCCTCTTCTCTTGCTCCAGTATTGACGCACAAGAACGTCAATCTGCGCATTGCAGACCTGCCCAACATCGCTGCTATCCGTAGTGTTTGTGACTCTATCAAGCAACTTTTGGCGCAGCATCCTCTTCGCTTGTCTGCTCATCCTAGCGAATACATCACACTATCGTCTGACAATCCAGAATGCATCAATAACAGCATCCTTGACCTACAGCAACATGCAGAAGTGTTTGACTTGCTTGGTCTTCCTCAAGACTATCGTTCGCCGCTCAACATACATGTTAGACAGGATGGCGACCCTCAAACCATTGCAGACAAGGTATTGCGCGTTTACGATCAACTGCCAGACAATATTCGTCAACGCCTTGTGCTTGAGAACAATGACAATGCCAAAGGTGTTTGGGGCATCAAGAATCTTGTCAAGTATTTCTACGGTTCTCGCAACATCCCCATCACTTACGACTCTTTGCATCACAGCATCTTGCATGACAATCTAGCAGCAGAGGAAGCATTCAATCTTGCTTACGAAACTTGGCCAACTACTCCACTGTTTCACTACAGCGAAGGCATTGATGGCACTCGTAAACATGCTGACATGCCAGTTTCAATTCCCAACAACTATGGCCGTGATGTTTATTTTGATGTGGAACTCAAACACAAATGCCAAGCTATTTTCCGCATTCGTGAGTTGACAAAGCAAGCAATCTCCGCATAATGTAAGCATGAAAAACAAATTTTGGTACCCTGTTCCAGCTTCTCAAACATGGGAGGGTTGGGAAACTTGGCGCAAAAACATTAAGAAACAATATCCAATTCAGTATTGGATGCGCGAAACTGCGCCTCATTGGTTCTCAATTCATATCAAATGGCCATGTCGAGAACTATACTGGAAAGTTTATCGTTTTTTCAAGCCATGTCATAAGGATATTCGCAAGGTTATTCCTCGTCAGTGGAGCGACATCTCTAATTTAATTGTTGAGGTTAATTTTGCCATGATTCTTTCGTTTAAGAAAGAGGCTGAATCTTCTTTTGTAGATTGGGATGGCACACCCGAACATCGCAAATTCAAGAACTGGCTTGATTCTGCTGTTCATTGGATTGAAGAAGGCAGGCCAAATTGTGAAGCGCAGCGAGACGTTTTGTATCCTCCACATCCTCTGCCACCAGAATTAAAAAATAAAACTTATGATGAACTTTATGGTGAACTTAATAAAGTTGAAGCACTGATTGCTCAAACAGACACTAGCATTCTCAAACAAATGGTTGAATACCGCGATTACTTTTGGACATGAAAATCAATAGAGAAAAACTATACGAACTTTATCTACAAGCAATGGATGAAATTCTTGACGAGTGCGATTGGAAAACGCATTTCACTGCACAAGAATGCGTGTATCTTGTATCGAGAGTTCTAGAACAAAACCCCGAACTAATTAAAAATGACTAATAAAGTTGAACTCATTGGATTCTATGGTAGCGACGAGATTCATGCATGTTCTGCTTGGACATCCACTAGCCGCGACATCACGGAAGAAAAGCGCGAACGTATTCCCAAGCTTTTGAAGATGCTTGCAGAACAGGGACATCACACTCCTTTTGAAAAAAGCAGCCTGCATTTTCTTGTGGATTGCGACATTGCTTCTCACATCCACCTACTCAAGCACCGTATTGGCGTTTCGATCAATGGAGAAAGTGCTAGGTACAAAGAACTGAAAGAAGATAAGTTTTATATTCCTGATGATTGGGCTGCATTAGATGGTCATAGTGGTGAGGAATGGGACTGTCCTTGGACAAATTTTTCTGTTGATAGTTGGGCAGAAACACTTCAAAAGTTTACCGAAGAAGGTAATGCATTATACCATCAGTGCCTCAAAGAGCTTGAACCCGTTCTTGGTCGCAAACGCGCAAAAGAATCTGCTCGCTTCTTCAAGACTTACAATTCGCAAATTCAAGCTGATGTGATGTTCAATTGGCGCAGCTTCCATCATTTCTTAGAGCTTCGCAACAAACCAGAGGCGCAGAAAGAAATTCGCGATATTGCAGAATATATGCTTCTTCTTGTAAAATATATTGAAGGCAACCCCTTCAAATACGCACTTGACGCTTTTGGATATTAGTCTATATTGCAGCATGAATACAATCAACCACTACACAGACTTTGCCAATGCTGAAAAATATGCTAAAAATTATGACGCAGTAGTTTCTCTTGGTCATTTTCTTCCTGAAAGATTTCGTGAAGGGAAAAAATATCTGTTTTTAGATTTTGAAGACGAAACCTTTGCCTCTATTAATATAGACCCAACTAATGCAAAATATGCTCCCCAAGAATCCCATATACAAAAGTTTTTGGATTTCATTCGCGATTTGTATCCTATTGACAAGTTGTTGGTTCATTGTTTTGCTGGATACAGCCGCAGCCCAGCAGCAGTCGCAATCGCAAAATGCGAGCGTGATAGAAAAAGCCTTGACATCGCTCTACAAGAGTTGTATGATGCAAGGATTCCAGACAAATTGAAGCCACATCCAAACGATGTAATACTTCATCAATACACAATGATTCGATGAAACTACTAGGATTTACAAACGGCAAACAAATTGTAGCGTCAATTGCACGTCATGACTACAATAGTCTTGGCGAGGGAACTGAATACATTATGGCTGATGGTGGCCAACCGAACATTGGAGACTCAGCAGGTTACAATAGGAAACATGGCAAACGAGTTTGGTTCGAGGTTCCTCAAACTTTTGCCGAACTCTACAATGATTGGAACCAGTCACTTAATAAACCAAGAAAATATGGAACTTGGAACTATAATGAAGTAAAAATCCTAACGCCAGAAGAGGTTCCCAATACTGAAAGTTTTGAGTGGCAAGCTGAAAACGCTATTTGGGGAACGTGTGGAATTAATGGCGATCAACCAACTTCTTATATTATGCTGAAAGACTGTTCGCCTGAACATTTAATAAACATTAAAGAACTATGCGAAAAGCGCAAAAACAATTCATTACTAAAAATAGTCAATTTTTGGGTCAGCCAAAAGTGTAAAGAATAGTATGATTAATTGGATTATCACTCATCAACTTGACATCTTTCATGCAGTTACAGCCACGATTGCGGCCTTTGCTGCAATTGCAGCTTTGACTCCAACTCCGAAAGACGACACTTGGGCAGGCAAGCTCTACAAGATTGTGGATTGGCTCGCTCTCAATGTTGGCAAAGCCAAGGATAAATAATACCCCTCTTATAGACTTCGGTTTATAGGACGCAGAGCGGCTCTATTTTGAGCCGCTCTTGCATTTTTTGTCATAGCGCTGAAAAAGCTCAAAATACTCTTCTGATAAGTTTTCAAACTTACTAAGGATTTTTTGCGGGAAATTCCTATAGAAACATTTGTTTTTAATCTCTATAGTTTCAGAAATCCACTTGCGCGATTGCGCCATATACAAGTAGGAAAACATGTAAGCATTAGCAGACTGAGCATAAGTTTCGGGCGAAATAATGTGCGACCATCTCTTTTTTATTTTTTTGATGGACCGTCTCTCGCAGTCAGACTCAAGAGCAATCACATGTTTTGCTGTTTCTGTGGGATTTTTAATGTTTTTAATCTTGAGCAACCAATCAAAAAAACTATTAAAATTGCGCGAAACTTTCTGATTGTGCCATATAGACTGACGGTTTAGCCACTGATCAAAGTGGGAATCTTCGTGAACAAGAGTGGCAATGACCCATTTTAAAGGTTTATTCACTGCAATGGCTAGTTCCTTGGGAGAATCAGAGAAGAAACCGCCGCAACTCCCGCCTCCAGAATAAACAACAGAACCGCTGGAAACTCTAAACTTGACTCCATGTTTTGCGCATTTTTCGTTGATTTCGTAAAAATAGTCCTGCACATCTTTGGGAAAAGAGTTTAAGATGGCGCGAGCTTTCTTGTCTATTTTCACAGAAATATTTACACCTTGGAACCGTACTTCTTGCATGAAAAAGACCAGTTTTGACGATTCTTGGAAATTTTGGATTTGGGACAACGTAAAGAGAGGTTCCTCCAAGAGAGAATTGGCACAAATTTTGCTTGACAAAGGCTTTGATGAAAGCCTAATCATTCAAGAATTTTCCATGCCAGACATCTTAAAAAAGGTTGAAGGCATTTCTCCACCCGTTAAAATTGAAGATTTGACTGCTAAATTTGGCGCAGAAAAAATCTCTGATAAATTAAACATCTTTAAAATCAAGAACGCTTTGACACAGGACCAGTGTTCTCGCGCCATTGAAATCATCAAGAATCGTTGCCAAAAATCTTCTGTGATTGACTACGATAACGGCGGCAGCAAGATTTCCGACTTTCGCACAAGCTCCACTGCTCATTTGTTCCGCAATTCTGACCCCACAATTGCTGAGATTGAAGATGCTATTTTAAACATTGTTGGCATTCCAGAGCAATACAGCGAGCAAGTTCAAGGCCAATACTACAAAGTTGGCGAGCAATTTAAGCCTCATTTTGATTCTTTCTTTCCTCTTAGTGATGACCAAAAAAAACAGCTAGAGCGACACGGCAACCGCACTTGGACAGCAATGGTTTACTTGAATGACACTCCCAAAGGAGGTCACACTAGATTCACAGAAATAGACTTGGAAACAAAACCCGAAACTGGCACAATGATTCTTTGGCAAAACACTAGAGAAGGTTCAAACATTCCTGAATCAAAGCATTGGGGAATGCCAGTTGAAGAAGGAGAAAAATTCATTCTGACAAAATGGTTTCGCGAAAAACCTTACCAAAATCTTTCTTGACAACTAAACCTTTGGGGTTATAGTGTTGCTCACATGACACTATTTTTTATTTTTGTATTAGCAATGATTGCTGCGTTTTCGAGTGACACGGAACTATTTGAGAGCTTTTTTAAACGATGATTATGAACGAAGAAATGTTAAATGACCAAATTGCGCAACTGCAAACTGACTTGCTAATCATGCGCAAAAAGAAAGAATACTATGAAGCGTTTTATAGTCCATGCTTGCGCATTTATTATGGTCGCATTGCAATGAGCAATGAAGCCGTTGTTGCAGGCATTGAAGAGATTGAAAA